TATGAAAACGCTATAAACGATTTGGCTGTAGCTGAGTTTAAAAAACAAGCAAGAGTAGACCCAGAAACAGTAAAGACATTTAGATCTGCTCTTAGTGGCGGTGTTATGAATACTATTCTTATGGGTACACCAGCGGACAAACCTATTATTGAAGCTGGCATTGCTTATATTCCTATGCGTGTTGCAAAACAATTTGGTATGAAGGAAGACAGCCAATTTAAAGGATACGCTAGAATTGAGAGCGCACTTCTTGCTTTGCCGTTTCAGTTTTTTAGTTATAGTTTTGCTGCATTAAATAAAACAACAGCAGCATTTGCACAGGGACAATTAAAAAGTAGGTTTACTGGAACAGCAGCAGCTTTAGGTTTGGGGTATATGGTTCTTCAGATCAAAACTCCTGATTGGGTAGATATGAGTTTCCAAGATCAATTAGCTAGATCTTTTGATTACTCAGGTTTAGCAGCTTTGTATTCAGATATGTTTTATACAGCTATGACTACAAGCCTTGCTCTTGGTGGGCCAAATTTAACTGGTGAATTGTTAGAGCCTCGTTTCCCTCAAGAGGCTAACGCACTTGATGCGGTAACTAGCATTGCTGGCGCTGGGCCAAGCATTGGAGTTAACTTTGCTAGGGGTTTTCAAGATCTAGTTACTGGAAAAGTAGGTGAAGGTACTGGCGAAATAGTAAAGAACCTTCCATTTATGGGGCTTACTGGAATAAGAACTTTAGTTCATGAAATGCAAGATATGCTTGAAGGCACTGATAGTAATAATGACTTAGGGTCTATTTCCTTTGGTCGTTATTAGTTTGTACTAGCTAGTTTGTACATTGATCTTCTACGCATTTTATTAAATAAGAAACATAGAGGTGACATATGACAATTTCAGTATCGGCTAACAATGCGCGTGTTCGCTATACAGCGACAAGCTCACAGACAGCATTTGCAATCCCATTTGAGTTTACAGACAACGATGAGATAACAGTATTTGTTGCAACAACAGCCTTAGTTGCAGCGGCTGAACGAGGTCAAGGTACTGGAAGTACTGAGTATGGAATATCAGGTGGCGGTGGAGCTACAGGAGCTATTGCTTTTGTTACTGGTATTACTCAGGGTCACATTGTTACCATTGTAAGAGACATACCTATTGAAAGAACCACAGACTTTACTGCTGGTACTACTATAAATAGGGCTGCTTTAAATACACAGCTAGATAACATAACAGCAATGATTGGTGATCTGAAAGATAAGTCAGATCGTGCAATTAGATTACAGCCTTATGATTCAGAAATAACCTTGTTTCTCCCTACGATAAATAACAGGGCTGGTAAAATATTTGGGTTTGACACTAATGGTAATCTTACTGCTGATACTTCTGCTAATTTTGATATTTCTCTTGATGATGTTGTTACGAATACCTTAACAATGACTGGTAATGCTAACAGCAAAATTAATCTTACTGCTGTTCTTGATAGCCAGATACTTACTAATGGCGCAGTTCTAAATATTAAATCAACTAAAGGTAGCAACACTGCTACTATGACACTTGACGGCAGCACTACATACGGCATTGATTTTAACGCTGGGAACAAAGCTATACGGATGCAAGATGCTACCTTGTTTAGCTCTACAGCAGAAGTAACTGGTGCTTTGACTGCTCCTCTTATTGTCTCTCAAACTGGTGGCAGCATAACTCTACAACCAACAGGCAATCAGGTCTTTATTAAAGGTACCGGTGGTCAACAAAGAATTACATTCCACAATCCAGCTGCACCTAGCATGGAGTTTACTGGTGACTCTTCTATTATAGGAAGTGGTACTTTTCTTCTTGATGTAGCTGGTGATATTACGCTGGATGCTGCGGGAGATCAAATCTTTTTCAAAGACAACGGAGCCCTTAGGTTAACTTTTAACATAGGTGCTGCCGGTACATCTATAGAATGTCCTTCAGAATTAATAATTAAATCAACTGCTAATAATGATATTAGCCTTCAATCTGGTGGAGGTCAGGTAAATATAATTGGAACCAGTGGACAAGCTAGGCTTCAATTTGACAATGCTGCTAGTCCAACAATGAAATACTCTCAAAACAGCAATACTACAACATTGGGCGTAGTTGATCCTACTGGAACTAGAACACTGTTGTTACCAAATGAATCAGGTACAATTCATAGCAGCGGTGGTGCAACTGCACACACTAATATTACTGTTAGCACTGATGGCAAAGTACAGTTTCGTGACTCAGCTATTTACATTCAGTCTGGTGCAGACGGACATCTTGATTTAGTTGCTGATACTGAAATACAGATTGCTGCTACTACTGTTAATGTAGATGGCCTTATGGATGTATCTGGCAACTTGTCTGTTGGTGGAAATCTTGACGTTACTGGAACTATAGACTTTAGTGATTCAAGTATAACCAATGTTGGCAGTATTAATTTAGATAGAATTGCTAATGATGGAGGCGCTGGAATAACCTTAGACTCTAGTGTGGCTATAACAATAGACAGTGCAAATGGTCAAAATATTTTCAAACAAAATGGAAGTACAAGATTAACATTTGTCACTGCTTCTAGCGGTATTCAATCATTAACTTCGGCTGGAATATTTTCTCTTATAGCAACAGGGGATATTAACTTACGTCCTAATGGTGGTCAGCTTTATGTTTTAAACAATTCTGGCGGTGATAACTTTCAGTTTAATACTGGCTCTAGTCCAACATTAGGTATTCATCAAAACAGTAATGTAACTAATCTTGGACTTGTTAATCCTACTGCTACTAGAACGTTACTGCTACCTGATGCTAGTGATACGCTTGTTGGTAAAGCTACTACAGACACTTTAACAAATAAAACTCTTTCGAGTGCTATACTAACAAGCCCTACAATAACTGGCAGCTTAAACATGAGCGATGTTAGTATAACTAATGTAGGATCTATTGCTTTAGATACAATTACAAATGATGGAACGGATATAACATTAGACTCTTCTGGTGACATTGTTTTAGATGCCGCCGGTGATCAAATCTTTTTTAAAGACGACGGAAATACTAGATTGACTTTTAACGTAGGTGCTTCTGGTACATCTATACAATCCGCTTCAGAGTTAACAATTAAAGCAACTAGCAGTGATATTAGCCTTCAGGCTGAAGGTGGTCAGGTTAATATTTTAGGAACAAGTGGTCAGCAAAGGATACTATTTGATAACGCTGCTTCTGCAACCATGCAGTATTTTCAAAATAGTAACATTACTAAATTAGGTGTAGTTAATCCTACTGGAACAAGAACTTTGTTGCTTCCTGATGCTTCTGATACTTTAGTTGGTAAAGCTACTACCGACACACTTACAAACAAGACGCTTACCTCTCCTAAAATTAATGAAAACGTAGTAGTAACTTCAACAGCTACAGAGTTAAATTTACTTGACGGTGTAACATCTACTACCGCAGAGTTAAATATTTTAGATGGTGTAACATCTACTGCTGCTGAGTTAAACATTCTTGATGGTGTTACATCTACAGCCGCAGAACTTAATATACTTGACGGAGTAACTTCAACTGCGGCAGAGCTTAATATACTTGATGGAGTAACCTCAACTGCAGCAGAACTTAATGCATTAGATGGCATTACAGCAGTTGTAGGTGAGTTAAATGCACTAGACATTGGCAGCACTGCTGTAGGTACTGCTGTAGCTTCTAAGGCTGTTATACTAGACTCAAACAAGGACTACACAGGTATTCGTAACCTTACCATGACCGGCACGTTAGACTTAGCAACAGTAGAGTTTAACAGCCTGTCTGGAACAGGATCAGTAGCAATCACTGATATTCTTGACGAAGACAATTTAGCTTCAAACAGTGCAACAAAGCTCGCTACACAGCAATCAATAAAAGCTTATGTAGATGCTAATGCTGGAGGTGGAGGTGAAACTCTTACCGAAATATTATCTAATGGTAACAGAACAACCACTAATGAAAAAATTGAATTTCGTGATGCAGCAATCTTCATAAACTCATCCGCTGATGGACAATTAGATATAGTTGCAGACACTGAGATACAAATTGCGGCTACAACTATTGATATTAATGGCGCTATAAATGCCAGCGGGCAAATTATTGCGGCAAGTTTAGACATATCTGGCAACATAGACGTAGACGGAACAACCAACCTAGACGTTGTGGACATTGACGGTGCTGTGAACATGGCTACTACCTTGCTTGTCACAGGCAACGTAGATTTTAATGGCAACCTAGACGTAGACGGTACAACAAATCTAGACGTAATTGACGTAGACGGTGCAGCTAACTTTGCTGCAGATGTGACGTTTGCAAATGGCTCAGATATTATTACAAGTACAGCAGGGGATTTTAACTTTAGAGCAGGCGCCACCGCAGGTGAATCAATACAATCTGGCGGTAATCAAAATACTGTAGTGGGCAATGAGGCTGGAAATGCTTTGACTACGGGTGATTTTAATGCGTTCTTTGGCTATCAGGCTGGGGATCTGTTTACTACGGGCGGCGCTACTACTTTTATAGGTACAAAGGCGGGGAATAGAACCACTGGCTCAGTTAATGACAACAGCGCCTTCGGTGGCTTTGCTTTGTTTTTTAACACAACAGGAAACGGAGGCACCGCAGTTGGTCGTTCTTGCCTAGCTCAGAACACAACAGGAATTTACAACACCGCAGTTGGCGCCTTTACTCTTGACGCTAATACTACAGCAAATCAAAGCACCGCTATGGGAGCTTTTGCACTCAGCGCCGCCTCCGGTAGTGGTAACGTAGCATTTGGCTATAATGCAGGGGGTGCTGTTACTAGCGGCACAAACAATATCTTCTTGGGCTTGGAGGCAGGCCTTAGTGGAAGCCCGGGTGGTAACATTACTACAGCAAGTAATGAGATAGGGTTAGGTGATGAAAGAATAACAGCAGCTAATATTCAAGTTGATTGGACAGTAGCCTCTGACCAACGTGACAAGACGGACTTTACTGCACTAGATCTTGGCTTAGACTTTGTTAAGGCATTGGCTCCTGTTACATATAAGTGGGACAAACGGTCTAAGTATGGTGACAAGTATGCTGATGACTATGATATTAGTGAACAGACACCTGACGGTACACACAAAGAAGATTGGTTGGACATAGGTTTTAAGGCACAGGAGGTTCAAGCTCTTGAAGAAGCCGCAGGCTATACCACTGCTGCTAAGAAAAACCTTACTGTTTCTACAACAAGCGATGGCAAGCAGATGGGCTTACAGTACAGCAAGTTTGTACCAATCCTAGTTAAAGCAATACAAGAACTATCTGCAAAAAACGATGCCTTAGTAGCGCGTATTACAACATTAGAAGGAGCATAAATTATGTATACTGATACAATGACCGCTGACGAAATCGCAAATGACTACATAGTAATGGGCCACTCTATTTCACTTATTACTGACATTATTGCAGGAAATGAAATGGCTAACAAGAATGCAGAATACCGCCAAGACTGTGTAGATCGTAACACAAAGCACTTGGAAATCATGGTTGCCAAGGATTACTGGACTAATGAAAACATGACGGCAACTAATGCCGCTATCACCGCTGGCAATGGATACACTGCTAGTTAACTTTAACTTAAAAGGAAATCAAAATGACCGAGAAAAAAACACAAGTCATTACGATAAACGATACTGAGTATACTGAAGATCAACTAACAGATAGCCAAATATTAATGGTTAATCATGCTACTGATTTAGATCGCAAGATTGCATCAACTCAGTTTAACTTAGACCAATTAAAAGTAGGCAAGGAAGCCTTCGTAAATTTATTAACTCAATCCTTGGAAGAGGTCGTAGAAGAAGAGGTTGTTAACTAGGAGTAAGATCTCAATAGGATCTTAAATTAATGTATGATAGATCCTATCTCTGCGATTGCCTTAGCAACCAGTGCCTACAAAGGTATTAAGAAAGCCTGTGAAGTTGGAAAAGAAATAAGCAGCTTCACAGGTGCTATCTCTCAGTTTGCAAAAGCATCTGCTGATATAGATTTCCTTGAGAAGAAATCACAAAAACCCTCTCTATATCATAAGTTGTTTTCCAATACTGAGGCCACAGCTTTAGACATCTGGTCGGCTAAAAAGAAATTAGAGCAACACAGAACCGAATTAAAAAATCATATCTCTTGGACGTATGGGCCTTCGGCTTGGAAAGAAATTGTCAAGATAGAGGCAGAACAACGAAAGCGGCAAAGGGCTCTGGTGTACGAACGTCAGGAGTTTATAGACAATTTAATTAACGGTATCATTATAACAGTAATCACTGTCATTGGTTTGGGAATAGCAGGTGTCGTAATCTATTTTGTAGGAAAATCTCAGGGCAAGTGGTGATGATACAAAGGGGCAGAAAGTATGTTGTATATGACAAGCGCGGGAAAGTAGTTATAATAACTTTAGATAGGAACATTGCAGTCCAATACGTGAGAGGCAAATATGGTAGAATTTGACAAGGCTGACTTAGATTCCAATGGGAGTATTGACAGGCATGAGTGGCGAGAGTTGGCACTCGAAGATAAAAGACGCGAGATGATAGACGAAGATCTAAAGAGAAACACAGAACGAATGTTAGTTGTCTGGTGTTGTATTGGTATGTTGATCTATCCTTTTATTATCTTGCTTGCCTCAGTGCTAGGGTTTGACAAGGCTGCTTCCCTTATAACTGATATCGCATCTGTTTATGTGATAGCAGCATCTGGGGTAATTTGTGGATTTATTGGATTCAATAGTATGTCTGCAAAGAAACCTAAACCCTCAACATCTTATGATAGGGGCGAAGACAAATGATTGGAAAAATTTTAGGTACAGTTGGTGGTCTAGCTACTAGCTACTTGGATGGTAAGGTCGCAGTCCAGAAGGCCAACGCAGAGATCAGAGTTAAGCAAGCTACTGGAGAAATTGACTGGGATTTAGAGGCAATCAAAGCAACTCAGAATAGTTGGAAGGACGAATGGATTACTTTATTATTTTCTATCCCTCTTATCTTAGCTTTCTGTGGTGACTGGGGTAACGCTATTGTTCAGCGTGGGTTTGTTGCTTTAGAGACTATGCCCCAGTGGTATCAATATTCTTTAGGCGGTATTGTAAGTGCAAGCATAGGTTTAAGATCTGTATCTAAGTTTTTTGGAGTAAAGAAATGACATTTAAATTATCAACACGCAGCCAAGATAGATTAATTGGTGTAGACGAACGGCTTGTTGCTGTAGTTCAGGGTGCAATTCACCTGACCAAGGTAGATTTTGGTGTTATCTGCGGCATGCGTACCCTTAAGGAGCAACAGGAGCTTGTTGAGAAGGGTGCAAGCCAGACAATGAAGTCGAAGCACCTTAATGGACTTGCGGTTGATCTGATGGCTTACTGTGGATCTCGTAGCTCCTGGGAATTAAATCTTTATGATGATATTGCTGACGCCATGTCTGAATCTGCGCGTGATGTAGACGTACCTATACGCTGGGGTGCTGCTTGGACTGTATCTAACATTGCTCACTACCAAGGTGGCAGCATGGAAGACGCAATGAATGAGTACATTGATGAGCGTAGGTCACAAAATAGAAGGCCATTCATTGATGGCCCTCATTTTGAGCTTATGTCCTAGGTCTTATCTTAGGTCTCTTCCCGAACTCGCTTCGAATTAAATCTGTTTCTCTGCACCTAGACATAGAGAATTCATACTCCTCTGATATGAGTGGGTAATATATATCACTTGCAATGTGACAGGTTGCCATATCTTTGAAGAAGATTTCCGAGTGTATGGTATGCTCCTCTACATAGTAAGTTAATATTAAGACAGACCAGTACATTATGATTTACTGTAAAGATAAACTGAATCTTTCTTTCTCTCAGTATACTGCAATCTTTCTCTGTTTAACTTGCCATCTCGAAACATGAGATCAAGCATCTGACTTGAAGACCTAAGATTCTCACCAGTAAACGAGGCAACATCTTCAGCGAGCATTGTCTTACCCTTGGTAAAGCAATCCATTATAAGCTTACGCTTGACCATTGATCTTACTCGTTGCTCTCTAATAGATTTGCTGGCTGCTGTTTGTATGTTGTGAACTTTGTACTCAGGAAGTGGTGGTCTCTTGTGGTTGTTAGCTTGCGTTCTTTCAAAGAGGTTTATTCTGTATGCGTAGGCAAGCTCTTTCTTTTCTCCGAACGTGCTTACTGTACTAATTAATTCTTTAATTCTTCTTTGGTGGTACTCCTCTGAATCATTTCCAAGAGTGCTTTTATCTCTTCCAGTCTTTGTTTTAAGTTTGGTCTTTTGTTTTGTTCCGCTTCCCTTACCATAAGACTCAATAAACGTAGGCCTCTTAGTATCGCTTGGTTCTGCGGCGAGATTGTTTGCTCTTCTTTTTTCATTTGCCTTCCTCCTTGGGCATGGAAATTCTATGTTATATTTACTGCTTAATTCTTGCACTAATGGGTAGTCTATTTCAAGTAAGGTAGATGCTTCTCTTAAAGTAAGACCCATCTTAGCTGCGTTGATACATTTTATTATTTCTTTGTCGTACATTTGAGCCTCTTCTGTTTAAAAAAAAGGACTGCCCGAAGGCAGCCCAGTTGAGTCAGGAGGTTCTTCCAAGGAGAGAGGCCTTGAAGGAGAACCCTTCTAGTCTAGAACGGAATAGTGTCATCTGGCAAGGCGCTTGCTGCTTGAGGGGCAGCGCCTTGCTGCTTATCACCAACTGATAAAGATATATAAGGCTTATCATCTTTCTCTCTACGCCAGCCTGATACCTTGAGTCGGTCGTTGTTCTGCATTGGGCCACTAAAGTCAGGACGTTTCTCGTTACCGTCCTTGTCGTTCTCAAAGAGGACAGCAATCTTTTCATATATCTCAATGATACTCTTGCCATCTTTAGTCTCATCTTTGATCAGACATATTTTTTTATCTTGACCTTCGATGTTCATCTTACCTTGCAAGATAAGTGTCTGTGTAGGAAAGGGCGTAAACGCTGCGCCTCTATTTGTGTCGTCATATACTTGGTCTGCCATGCTTCTGGCTCCTTTAGAATGTTGCTGCTGATAATTGTTTTAGTGGTAGCTTGTCACCAGCTACTTGTGTGGATGGCTTACTTGCTTCGTTGCCATCATCATCTTCTGTCGCAAGGCTACACATACCAAGCAAACCATAGCGTCTAGCGTATGTAATTGCAGAGCCTAGTCCTTGCATATCTTGCTTGCTTAACACTAGATAAACTTTACTTGAGAAGTTTGACCCAGATGTATGCAGTAATAATGTTTCTACATATGCACCAAGCTCATCTCTTCCGCATGGCTGCATGACTACAAACCCATTGGCTTGCAGAGTATCAGACGTAGCATCAATGACTGCTTCTAGTGAAGCGTATGTGTTCTTAAAGTGTGGATTGCGACTGTCTTTCTTGACAGAATCCATAGCTTTTTGCGCTGCAAGTAGCGCCTTAATAGCTACAGTATCTCCAGAGCCATAGCCCTGAGTTAAAACATTCTCCATTATACTCTCCTTGTTATGCGGAGTGATCCGCGTTTATCTCGTTTGACTGTGAGGTTATCACAGTAAACTTCTCTCTCATTTGATCCGACCATGTTCTTGAGGTCTTTCTTGGCTGACTCAAATGCTTTGGCGTCTGCTTCAAGGGTGCTGTAAGTGTAGGCTGTGTCCACAAAGAAGTTATCGGTGGTGGCGTCGCGCTTGACCATGTTGTCCACCTCAATCTTGTCAGTCCCAAGTTGTACTGGTTGGTCATTACCAACTGGCTCTTGTTTGCGAAGCACGTAACCCCAGAAGTCTGACACCACTGCCCACATAGAATTGAAATACTCATCGTTCCGCGATACATAGGCTGACTCCCACTTGTTGTTGCCAAATATTACTGAGAGATAAGAACCATCTGCATCAGCTAAGTGTATGTATAGCTGCAACTGCGGCATATAATAATCAATAGCTTTATCTAAAGTATTGTAAGCGTTGGTATGCTTGGCTTCTACTATCTGTAGTTTAGCATCGGCTGACTCACACTTGGCATCTATTGTACCCTTGGCTGGGACTGTACCAATCAACTGATCGTAAGAATTTTGATAACCCGTAAGCTCTGTTTTGTACTCATCAGCAAACCATTTTAAATTAAAGTCCTCTGTAAGCGTACCCATCTGCACTGCAATATTGCGAGACAAATCTTCTGGCTCAATGAGGCCACACTTGATCTGCCATAACTCTAACCAGTTCCCCTGCATTATTTTTACACAGTCAGAACCACCTATGAAACCTTTACGCTCCATGACTTTCTCCTTTTATTATAATTAGATAGCTACTGCATATGTGCAGCTGCATCAATACAATCTGACGTAACGTCACTTGTACTTTTGGAAGTCCTCCTCTGTGAGATCTTGAAATTGCATGAGCCTCTCTTTGCTCAGACCCTTTAGATAATTCTCGCTGACGCCATCGCCTCTACGAATCTTATCTGCGATTACTTTATCGCTGACTAAAACGTAGTTAGATTTCTTGTACTCTAACGCATGGATAGGAGAGCTTGCTGCCTTAGCGACGTGAGCATCCCAGACAATGCTACTTGCTGCATCGCCAGCTTTCTTAGCTTTGTACATATTAACCTCGCACTAATGATGGGTTGTAATACTGTGCAATGCGCGAACCTGATTCTGTTTCGACCATAACTTTATCTACATTATATCCTTCTTGTTTTAGATCACTGATCCTTGATGCAAGTCGAAAGCATTTGAATTTGTTAAGGGCATCTAATGCTGTGATGCGGTAGCCCATTTCAAGATGAGCTTTGATTTGTTTCATTTGGGTACTCATGGTTCTCTCCTTAGATAAGTTTTTCTGTTGCATAGAGAGCAATCAGTGTGGCTTCTGCTCGTCCATCATCTTTTACTCTAGCAAACAGGTCGGCATATTGTGGAAGACGTTGCGTCACTAGCGAACGACTAACACCTTTGTCCCTGTTTAATCCGAAGTGCTTCTTCCACACGGCAGGGCTGACGTATTGAACAGCCATCTTACAAGCTGCAATAGCCATTTCTATTTGTCCGTAGCCTTGACCAAAGCGGAAGGTACTACTGACACCTTGCCCCGGCATAGCCGAGACACGTTCGATTACTGCAAGAGATGATTCATCTTCTGGATGGCTGAATATGTCGAGCAGTGCATGGAGATTAATTAAAGTTTTACCCTTAGGGCTTTTGAATGTTGGTATATCATAACACTCAAGCTTGCCTGTCTGTGTGTAGTATATACTGACAGCGCCTGTGAATCCCGGATCTATACCATAGACTACCATTTGATTGGCTCCTTCTTTGTTGGCAGGGTTTTATCCCACACGTTTTTAGTTGGTTTGATTGTTGGTTTTCTTTTGTATGTGCGTGGTTTTCTAGGCTGAATACTTTTCTTGTATGCTTTGTCGTCTACTGCTTGTTGCCACTTGTCTTGTTGGTAACAGTTGAAGCAGACAAACCAGTGAGGTGCTGTTGAACCTCCGTAATTTTTAAGTACAGCCACATAGTAATGTGTCTTTTCTTTACAAGCTATACAAGTAGCAACTCTACCTAGCCGTGACCGTGAGTTCATATCCTAATGCCTCCAACCAACAGAACAATAGGAATCCTGATGGTATTCTTTTATGAGTCTCCCATTTATGTACGATAGATACAGTGCAGCCTATCTTATGTGCCAATGATTCTTGACTTAGACCTTGGGTAAACCTTGCGTCTATTAGCATCTGTACCATGACCTCGTAATCTTGTGGGATCGTCACGGGTTTTCTGAAGTAAGTGTAATTCTTCAAGGACATGATGTACCTTTATGGCTGTTTCATATCTCATATCTGTCTTACCCTGCACTGTTCTATAGTAAGTAGAAGACGGAAGATACGCTCTACCAAAAGCTTTAATCAAAGGTATGTTATATTCTTTGGCTTGCTTTTGAAGCTGTTGTAAGTATGATTTCATGCTGCACTAATGCAGCAATCTAATCCTCAGTGTCAACAACTAGGTATAATGGTATCGATCCTTTGCCGGCACAATCTCTACACTCAGCAGTCTCACTGTCTGGATATCCTATGTCCCTAGTGAAACCTTGAGGCATTATTACTTCCCAACTTATGTATCCATTGCCACCACATTTCTTACATTCAACTACTGCAAGCTTACCATCAGTACGGTATTTCATCATCTAGATCCTCTGGTTTTGGGAAGTTCTTTTCCCATGCAGCTGTACCAAGAGCAACGAAACGCTTGCGGTTAAACCTTGGATTAAGTTTCTCAAGCTGATCCGCTACCTCCTCTAGTTGCTGGGGCCAAGGCATATACTTACCTATTATGCCAGCAAGGTTGTCTGTTGTGACTGTTGTTTGTATCATTCTATCCTCCAGATACGGCGTGTATTACTTGACACTTTTCTAGTTGTTATTCTTAAACCCATTGTCTTAGCTTGTGATGCAAGACCTTGGATAAGAATATAGTTACCTTCAACACTATCTCCTATGTCCATAGCTTCTAGTGTGTCTCTGTTTATACCAGACCTAGCTCTCCCATCTGGCGGTATTGCGATGCCTTCTTCTATGATTGGATGCTTCATAATCTTACTTCTAACTTATCGTTAGATGCATAAACGTATAAGAAATCTATACTCTTTTCTTCTAACTTTGATTGAGCGTGTTTCTTTGCCATTGATTTTGTTTTGAATTTTGATGAGAGACATAAGTCACTGCCATCTCTTACTGTTGTGTACCACCAAGAGCTTCTTGATTTGTACACACTTCCATAAATTAAAGCTCTCACATTACTACCTCCGAGTTCATTGCGTTCCATAGATTATGATTCATGGCTGAGCTAATCAAAGCTTCACGATTGTACCTTGTTACTTGGGGTGAGCGTAAATGCTCTGTGTGTGTGGCCCATGCTGTTAAGCAGTTGTACAATGCCCACTTGTTGTGGCCTAGCGTTGCGCTTTCTTCTTGCCAACCTGAGATAAGATTCTCTAGTTGTTTTTCATTTGTCTTGGTGACTTGCTTCTGCTTGGTTGTTACCTTGCATAAGGTCGAGCGAAAGAACTGCTCTACTTGGTCGCTGTTAATGCGTACCTTCATAAAGCCCTGCCATTCTTCTGCTTTAGTCATAAACATTTCAGCGCCTGTGATTATCTTGGCTGCGCTGCCGTCTACGTTAAGGGATGTTGTGTGCTTGAACCTAGACCTAGCTATTACATCTGGGCTTGTGCAGCCATTGAGGCACCATAGTCTAAGACCATTGGCTTGTTGAGCGAATGACCATGAACCATCATAACTATTAAAGAAGCTGACTCTGAACTGAACGTAGTCACCGACTGCTGGTTCTTGTACTAAATCTTTAAATAAGATCTCGCCTCTAAGCTTGCGACCATCTTCCATGACGTCAACATTAAGTTCGTAATCTGAAGACAAGTCAGATGCTTTGACGCTATCTAAGATAGAGTTAACTACATCGTCATGTGGTATAGCTTTGTATCGTGAGCCATGTAGGCCCATAGATTTGCCTGTGTCTGTGCGTATGATGCACTGATGATCTGGTATAACGTCACCGTCTTGGGTAAACACGGGCTGTGTTTCGATAGGGAAGTTGTAATCATTTGATTGGAAGTCTAGCATTAGTTCTCTCCTTTTAATGCTGTTGGAATTTCTATGTTTAACTTTAGATTTTCTTTGTGGTCTGCAAATGCAATGACAGTAAAGCTAGTACCATCATCCATTTCAAATCGTATGCGTCTGCTATTCCATGATGCTACATCACTTGTTTTAGATAGCTTTGGTTCTATTGAAGTAACGCCATGTAAGATTAGCTCTTTGATTGCCATAGTTCTCTCCTGTTTTGGTTAACAAAACTTTATTTAAAGTATGAATGCAATGGGTGTGACGTAGCGTTATGGATTAAGTTACCCTACGTCACTTTAATAGTTACGTTGCGTCATGCTTCACGAATGAGTTCGATTGCTTCTTTTATACCAGCACCTTTGCCGTGTTTGTATGCAACTATTAAAGCAAGTACCATTTCATTTCGTTGCGAAGGTATGAGCATGAACGATAGCTCATTGATGATTTTCTCTGCCATATCCACTAGCATCTGAGAATCGTATTCTATTTCTGGTTTCATTTTGATTTCCTTTTTGGTTTCGTTTTAATTAGCCAATGTATCCGAGAACAAACAAACCTATTGCTGCTGAACAAATCATAATCCAACCGATGAGTATGATGATGTCTTCGTAGTCCATGTTAACCTCCTTAGTTAAAGAAGAAGCCGAAGCTCCTTGTTAAACTAACAAGTAGAAGAGAGAGCCGAAGCTCTCTCTTTGAGGTGACTTACGCCACCTCCTTTCTTAGGTTGCTGAAGTTAGCTGGGTTAGCTGGCTTGGCTGCGGCTGGACGCTTGGCCTGCCATACTTCACCGTGTGTGATGATTGCGTAGACCTCAGTGTCTGCGTTGTGACGTGTCTGAAGCTCGTCAAGCTCTGGTTTTAAGGTATTGATCCAGCGTTCGGTTCGCTCGATGGCGTATGCATTCTTCTCCTCAAAGGCGAGGTCATATTCTGCAAGAGAGTCAGCGATCTGCTTCTTCTTGAAGGTGAGGCTGTTGTTTGAGGTGTAACATGCATCGCGTGCTAGTCCGATGAGGAACTTATCGTTAACCACTGGTCCTTCTTGAGAAGGTTTGTCTGTAGTATGATAGTTAATTACTTCAAGCTTTAGTTTAGCTAATGTTGATACCTTAGTCATTTCCTAGATCTCCTTTTCCGAGAGGACCATCCTCTCGATGCAGACCAAATGATATACCCACAAACTGAAGCCCTCTTAGGCTGAGGCTTGACGTTCGCAACTTCTTCCCTCGCCTGACGCCATTAGTTACAGGCACAGAAAGTACAGCATTCACCTAGCTATCTACTGAGAAAGGGAAGTGGTTGCGAATGTTTTGAGGAGTATATCAAGCAGGGCAAAGCGAGAGGAAGGTTCGCGAGTAGAAGATATATGCAATGATGCATCAACATTAGTGAGACTAAAGCGCAAGGGGAATTGTTATAGTATGTGTAGCGTGTCAAGTGCCTGTGGTGGTAGTATAGTACCTGATTAGGGCTGTGACGTTACGTTACGGATTGACACTGGCTCTTGCCAAGGTGCTTATTGGGGGGAGAGAGGGAGAGG